GGCGAACCAGGCACTTTTGACTTTAACACACTCTTCTCTATAGCGGTGAGCTCACTCAAGTATGGTAAGCTCCACTGCTTGGCTTTGTTTGGTGGCGATGACTCAGCCATCAACCAAGCGTGTGTAGAGCGTCCACAATTGGCACTACAAAGTCAACACATTGCCGTCATCTCTAAGACGTTCATAGCGCCTTCTGTTGATTTTTGCGGTTATCTGGTCACCTCTGCCGGTCTCATTCGCAATCCTACTCTGATGTACCTCAAAACGGTATTTCACATTAGCAAAGGCGACCTTATGGCAGTTCTTCCTAGCTATTTGGCCGAACTACACACCGCTTATCGACTCGGTGACTTGATGTCGGACCACCTTTCAGAGATTGACATACATTGCCTCAGTTTCTTGATCGAGCTGGGTCACAGTTTGTGTCCTACCCTATCCGCGATTCTTTTCTCTCACCAGCAGTTCACCTTTTCATCGATCCAGGCCCTTCGGGACTCTTGCTCCTTCCTTCTCACCCGTTTCTGGCTCCTCACCAGACCTGAAAAGCGCCTCTTGCGGCGCCAACATCATCTTCTGCGGGCCTTGTGTCTTCGTCTAGGTCTCGACGTTCCTCCCGTTATCAAGTCTCTCATTTGACAATTTCTGTTCGGTTGTCTAACGTCCCGTTTTGCTACATGCGTTTTCTACTTCCTAGAGCTTTCTGTTTCTTTCTCCAGTTTCTCTACTGTTAGGGTTTTTCCTCGGTCTCCCGTTTGCTCTCTTAAATATGGCTCTGTTTCAATCTCCCGTCACAATATGCAGAACAACTCGACCCAAGTGCCCCCCTCCACCGGTGCCACTGGTGCCACCACCGCCGCTGTCACCCAGCTCATTCAAAATACCGGCGCTTTCACCTCTATCCCGCGTGGCATCAGTTCGATTGGACAAGGACATGACGCCGGCCAGTTCGCTCGTGAATGGACAGTGGTCACTTACTACAACTCCGACAATTGGCTCGTCGGTGGACCCAATGCCACAGCTGGCACACGCTCAATCCATGGCAGTGTGGTACCGTCCACCGCCGGCATCGTCACAGGCATAACTCAGCGTTTTTCTGACGCGAAGTTCATCAAACTGGAGTTGAAGTTTGTCCCCATGCGCGGCGC